CCCGACGCCCGATGCCCAAAGATCCATTCTTAGGGAGAGGACCCCCTCCTCTCCTGAACCCGAACCCACCTGGTTCAAGTCCCCCAGCTGCTTCACATGCAGCACCTTCCCAGCCACACCAAGTGGCAAGAATGTCTCCCAGCGCCTCCAGTTCCTCTTCTTCGGTTCCCTACCTGCCTTCCCAATTTTTATCTGCCTCCAACTTTGTTTCTCAACCTTACCTCACCTCCTCACACTCAGCCGTCATTCCTGGCCGAGTGTCCTTCTTGGTGCCGAGTAATCGCACCAAACAGTCTTGGTCCGGACAAAGAGCCCGCCAGTTTTACCAACTCGCGGCCACCGCTAGCCAGGCTTGGATCCGACAATTCGGACTCCACGTTCCCGTGTATACCCCTCATCTGCTTTTCCCTCTCGCTCCCTTTTCCTCTCATCATCTTGGCGGCGGTTGTTCCGTTCAGTGCACTATCCCCCATGACCACCAGTACATCAAATGTACTTGCTATACTGCCCCGCATTTTTGCCAACGCTGCTTGCATACTCCCAAAATAGAGAATGCCAGTTTTAATCGTTGCAACAACTGCTACGCAGACTCGTACATGTGGTCTCTTGCATTCAAACGTGAACTCTACCGTTGCCAATCCGCTCACCACTCCTGGGACCCCCTCACTAATCCTTGGCCTTATGACTTCATCCTGAAGTGTCTCTTCCTTTGGAATGATTCACGACACGATGTCGTCTCTGAAACCCTGGTTTGTGCTGGTGTCCTCCCGCCCCCGCGTTCCCAACAGCTCCTGACGATTAGCCCTAACACCCTTTCTTTCTCCGATTTCCCCCCTATAGTCTCAACAGCCCTCAACCCGCCTCCTCCGAGATTGTCTGAGTCTTACAGTTCCATCGTGAAGTCTCCAAAACTTCACATACCCCCTACTGTTCCGACCAACCCCTCCACCTCTCCAGTATCGACTGCACGCTGTTGGTCTCTCGCTCGTGATTTGCTCAGAGCTGGTTTTGAGAGACATCGCCACTCCATTGGCAAAGCTCTCTTCAAATCCGCCCTCCTTCAACTCATTCTCGAAATAACCTTCATCCACCGCCGTCTTTCCCTCTTTCATACCTACCACTTCTCCTATATTCTGAAATCCGATCGCAAGCGTACAGTGTTCGAAGATCTCGTAGATCGCGATGTTCAATTCCGCAATCTATATCCTCTCCGTAACATTTTCCGCTGCGAAAGACTCCCCTTCCTCTCCTGTCCCTCACCCCCTCCAGTTTCACCCTCTCTCAATCCCATCATCTCTCTCAGTGATCTTAGCTCCGAGATGAGTGGTTCATCTACCCCCAAACATTCTTTTCCCCCGCCATCAAAAACATCTCGAGGCGTACGTCTAGCTCTTATCCGCGCTATTTGTGAAAACATGGCTGCCCGTAACTCGTCTTCTCGAGCACGTCGCTACCAACATAAATACTCACAACGCGAAGGTTATTGCTACCTGCACCTCTTCCACCGCCGCTACCACGCACGCCTATCCCACCTACTAGGCCGCGCTCCAGACGGCGAGCTTGTTAACGCTGCTTCCTCCCTTTTTTCCTCAAACATCAACTACACGTTTGACATTAACGACCATCTCGTTGTCCACCTCACCTGGTACCCCCGCGCTCCTATAGCTTTATCTGTACACCTACTCACTTCTGAGTATCTTTTCGCAGGCAAACTTAAGGAGTTCAGTGATATCAATGATGCCCGACGCTTGTGTCCTCCATTCAAAAAATCCACGCGTTATCACAAACTCAATTCTGGTTTTCTCCGCTCCTTGATCACCAAAAAGAATCTTACCGGCCCCTTGAACTACCACCTCCACCCTTCCACCTCTGATATTGCCCCCGCCCTTGAGACTGATTTCGTCACTGTCCAGGGTGAGGGTTGTTTCTCTCATCTCTTCTCTCCCGAGTATCAAGTCGACCTTGATCTCATGCCGCTCCCTTGCATTGATGTCCTTAACTACCTTCACGCCCATCCTGAAGAATTGACTTCTTCATCCGTCACCTTATGCCACGTTCGCGATGACGGAGCCGGCTTCCCTATTTTCACTTATACGGGACCTGACTCCTTCCCCGACCTTTGTGCTCTTTTAGACGACAAAGACGTCTTAAACGGCGTCTTCAGCGACGTTCAAAACGCTCTCCAAAATGCTAATGCTGCCCTCACAGTTGGCTTGCATCAAGAGACTGTCCAAGCCGTCGTCGTTGCCAATATTCTAAAAGAACATGATTCGTCCTCTCGCATCTGTGATGTTGCCGTCTCCGACCGTGAATCATATCTCCTCGCCCAAGTGGGTATTGGTGTCTCCCCTCTCAATACCAAAACTCACCGACACGCAGCTCACAAGCATATAGAGGAACACATGCTGTGCGTATCTGTTCCTAGTTACCTGCGTGGCCCCACTTCTGTCTTTTTTATGAAAAAACCAAAATTCGAAAAACTTTGCTCCCGCTCTCCCCATCCCATCCGCCTCTTCAATCCCCTTCTCTCCGCTCGAGACCACACTCGCTATCCCGGCGAATTACTTGCCTATCCGGCTTTTCTCCCATCCTCCAGTCTCTTCATCCACGACGCAGGTCACTACATGAGCCCATCGACCATCATTTCCTTCTTCCATCAGTACCCCAACGTGAACTACATCTATTTCACTGCTGTGCTGCCTCCTGAAGCTCTTGAACGTCGACCCTCTCTTGTTCCAGACCTGTATCAACTCACCTACGATGCTTCTGGTTACACTTATTCTCTTGGACCTTCTTTCTCCGAGTCTTATGATCACCCCTACTCTTCCCTCACTTTCCTTCTTAACAGTTACCTGGAAGATGACCATGGTGATCGTTTCCAATGCTCCTTACTCACGTCTTACTACGCCCATCATCTCTTCATGTACACCCGCGCTTCCACGATACCTGAAACTAAACGTACTTTCGCCCTCCACGGTCAAATACGCTTACCTGTGGTTTCCGGCTTCAAAAATCGCGCCTCCGACATTCACGTACCTTATCCTGTCTTCCAAAAAACCCTCGCTTATGCCATGTCCGTCCGTGCCAAGATCACTCCTCAAATGATTGATGTCAAAATCCGCCAGTTCGAACGCTTCGTCAAAGAAGGCACCCTGAATGCTTCTAACCAAGTGCTTTTACGCGAAATCGTGTACAAATTGGTTCAGGCAGACCCCCGTGATCCCTATTCCTCTTGGTTCACTCAAGGTCTCCTAAACCAGTTCAAACGCGTTATCGTTGATATGCCTTACGAATCCTTCTGGATGCCTCTCTTTAATGACCAAACTCTAGCTCGCTGGCTCTCCATCGTCAATCCCTCTCTTGTCCTGACCTTGCCCACCACTCCCATTCGCGTCACAACCAGATTCCTTCATTCTCTGTTCCCAAAACGCCGTTATCTTTCTTCAACCCTTTCTGTGGATGCCTCTTTTAGACGCCATCCTCTTGGCTCCCAAATCCACGCTCTTTTGCTTAATTCCCTCGATCCATATTTGCCGCCTACCATGCTCGTCCAGGAAGACCTGCATGAAGCTTTTAGAAAAATCCAAAAATTCCGAATCCAAGAATATCTCGATGACCCTCACGCTCCCACCAGCTCAGCCCTGCGCGCTTTGGCCAATACAGCCACATGCGTTAATGAGCTTTGCTCCGCCAATACCATGGACCTTGATTACGATAATACCGGTCTCGTGCTGGACCGCCACTATTTCGATCGCCCTGGTACTACAACCTCTCCGCCTCAACCTTCTACAGTCATCGATTCTCGTGTTCTTAACAAAAAATCTGTCTCTTTTGCCCCTAATATTTATAATTTTACACCCCGACCAGATCCTCCTCCAAAACATCGTTCTTCTGATCCTTTCGATTCACCTCCTTCCGATTCCCGACTCCCTGCTCTTGATGATATTGCTCATAGCCCCACTACGCTTCCCTTCCACCATAATCTTCCTTCCGTGCCTGACCTTCCCCTTCAACCTCAAACTGTTCATATGCCTGACCCCATTCCAACGAAACCCCATAAAACTTTCATGCCCTTTGATATTCCCTCCTCGCCCTCCACTGCATCTTTGACAGATGCAGACAGCTCATCTGACTCCGATGGCGATAGTCCCGCCAGACCCGAGTTCCCACCTTCATTTGTTCCCGTTCCCAATCGCCCCCCTTCTCCGATTGATCTCTTTACACGTACCATCACTCCCCCTATCACAAGTCTTAATGCCCGCATCCGCTCTTTCCAACATGCCCGTCGTGCCCTGAATCCTGACCCTCGATTCATTCCAACTATAGATTTCTCCCTCTGTGTATACTGCTTCGTTCTCGATGATACTCCCTTTTTCTTCTCTTCATACGCTTCTATTCCTGATCTCGCTTATCCCCAAATCTTCCCAGTTTTCCGCTCTGAAATTACCTCACTTTTCCCTGATCATGCTGCTCCATCATTCCTTCCCTCTGAACCTTCTATTGTGCCATCTTCTCCTTTCCCCCAGAACCTCACTTCTGCTGGCCCTTCGACTTCATTCTGTTATTCTGAGCCGGCCAGCCTCGCTTCTGATTTCATTTCTTCCTCTGTCCCTGAACGTTTGCCTTCTGTCATCACTTCTCTTTCTTCTTTACCTAACTCTTCAAGTATACCAACAAATTCTCAGCCCACGCCTGAGACCCAAAAACATTTCCCTACTTCCGCTTCTGACCCCAATTCTGTTCCTTTGACAAATTCCTCCACTTCTTCCCCTGTAACTTCTACTTCTGCTCCTTCTTCTTCATTAAATCAAAAACAAAATAAAAATCCGCCTCCAACTCCTAACACCCCCCCATCTCCCGCTCCCTCTTGGCACTTCGAGGACTTGCCATCCGGCTCGCCCTCGGAGTACACTGCTCCTTCCCCCAGTGTCGCCTGTTTGATTCGTGCTCCACGACTCCGCACCCTGATGATACCTCCTCCTATCCACGAACCTTTCGACCGTGGTCCGGACGGATCCATATCGTTTGGGTTCGGTGTTGACTGTCCCACGAATTTCCTCCTCGACCCTCACTCCTGGCCCGCTTGCGTGCTCACTAGTCAATTCCCCAGTTTCTCCGACCTCCCGCCCTCAGGTCTTGTGTATCCTCGCGAATATAGTAACCTTTGGCATCATGCCACCACTCTCATTCATAGTTACGGTTACCTCGGTGATTTTGATCTTCGTTTCAACCAATTCTTGGAAGAATGCATCCGGTACGTCTATAGAACTAGACCCTACTGTGACATTCTCGCTATGATTGTAAATTGGAACCTAATTTTAAAATTGCCTCCTGACCCTATTCAACGCTCTTCTTGTCAATATCGCTTCCTTCGTGATTACCCTTCTCTCCTTGTTAAATTCGCAATAAATTATCTTTCCGTTCGTATCCCTCATGACCGCAAACCCTTTAATTCCGGAATTGACGAGCCCCCTAGCTTACCGCGCATCGGTGCCGTCGGTCCGACTGATGTCTCCCTCCCAGGAGACGTTGATCGTATCGCTCCCGATTTCGCCTCAATCTATAAAGCTCCCACAATTTCAAACTTTTCTTACCTCCATCCTCCTACGCCTGATATCGAAAATGCTCCTCTTCATGATTCCGCCTTATCTCATCTTCCAATGTCCGATAGTTCCATCCGTCTTCTTATGAACGCTCGCAATGTACCACCAGATTTAACAGAAAATTTAATTACTTTACGCTCTCATCCTTTAACTTCTTTGTCTTCTCTAGCCGCTTTCCCCCTCCACCCTCTTACTTCCTCTAATACTCTTCCTTCCTCTTTCAACTCAGTGTTCTACCCCTACCCAGAATCTAATACTTGTCTCTGGGAGGCCCTTTGTTCCGTCTGGAACTTTAGTAGTCCCATAGCTCTCTATTATTTCTGGCTCTTTTCCACTTCACCTGAAAATGCTTCTCTTAAAAACAAAAACAATTCGTACTTCTCTGCCTCAGACGCTAGTCTCGTAGCCTTCCTCCTTCGCCGCAATTTCTCCCTTATTATCCGTGATCCATCATCGGCTCTAAACAGCCGACCCTTGCTTTATGGCTTCATCAAAGCCAACATATCAACCCCTCGCACTCCCACTATCCTTTACGAAAATTCTCACTTCTCACCTCACATCACAGGTGGTGCTCGCGGTATTCATCCTACTACCGCTTCCACTCTCAGCGATGAACTACTTCTCATGCTTTCCGAAGGCTGTGAAATGAACTCATATACCGCTACTTTCGCTCGCTGCAAGCAATACTTGACCGAACTATCTGACGGCTCCACAGGCCTGATGACGAAACTCAAGTTCGGCAACACTCCTGGCCAGGAGCGCGCTGACGGTCTCAAAAAACGTGCTCGCGCTCTCGGTCGAAGAAGTGTTCTGATAAGTGTGACCCTTGGTGCCCCAGGTTCCGCAAAATCATCCCGCATCCGTGATATCCTGTCCGACAAAGACTTCCATTCCGATCGCAATCTCTTTGTGGTCGTGTCTCCCAAAGTCGCTCTCCGTCAGGACTGGTCCGATCGCATGAAACTTGGCACGACCAGCAAAAATATGAGTCAAACTTTCGAAATGGCCCTAGCAACCTCAACAGCTCAAATCCTTGTGATTGATGAAGTTGAGACGTTCGCTCCTGGCTATATCGACGCGTTCATCTTGACCCACCCCCGTGTCCACACCGTATTCATTCTTGGAGACCACCTCCAACCCACATTCCATGAACCAACTGAGGGCTCTCAATTGATCCCCTCAAAAATCCGTCCCGAAGCTTTGCACTTCGCCCCTTATTCCTCTCCCTACCTGTTCTATTCCTACGCCATCCCTCAACTACTAGCTCGCAAATTCGCACTCCCCTCCTTCTGCCTGAACGAAGGTTTTGTGCGACTGCGCCGTAGTGCTGATCCCCGCCTCCCCCTACTCGTTGCCTCTGAATCCGAACGTCGCCGCTTCAACTCTCTTGGTTTCAGCGAAGTCTACACCGTTAAAGGTGCTGTAGGTCTTCGTTGGACCGACCGTCCCATCCAATGCTACATGAATCATACTCTTCTCCACAACTGTGATAACACTGTCGCGTGGGAAATGATTTCCCGAAGTTCTGTTGGTCTCTATTTGATCAACAACGAAATTTCGGACATCGCTTCTCTCACGCGTGTCATCACAAACCCCGTCTTCATCAATCTCCTCGAACTCTCCCATGGTAATGTCAATCCTGGCATTCCCCTCTCTCAAATCTTCCGCCGCGAACTTGCTCTCACACCCCGCCTTATCACCTCCCCTGCCGGAGGTCGATCCGGTAAGCCTGAAACTTCCGCCGCACGCAACCGCCGCCGTGCAATCCACAAAACAAAAGCAAACCTCATCATCGAGAAAAATCCCGTCTCCAAATGGGATAAACTCGCTGATGGTGCTCCGAACATCCATGCACGTCTTGCCGACATCCTCGTGCCCGAACATCCCGTATACGAACCCCCTTCGCTTGAAGTAAAACTTGATCCCGACGAACTCCCCACTTCCCTCTGCCCTGACCCATACGATTTCAAAGAACATTACTTGTCTGCCACTATAGACCGTTATGAACGTGAATTTATTCACCCAACTGACACTAGTCTCCAATTTGACGACATTAATGGTTCCGAACTCGCTGGCGCTCTCGAACAAATCTGGCCACGTCATCGCCTCCGCGATGAAGTGACCTTCAAAGAAACCCTAAAAAAAAGAATCTCTCTCTCCAATCCTTCTGCCAATAGTCATAGTTTCGCCGACCGTAGTGTTATAGGTACCGTTCTCTTCTCTAATTTAAAACAAGCTCTCGAACTTCCTGACAGTATTCCTTGGGATGACTCCCTCTTTACTGCCGGGAAGGCCGACTGTGTTAAGAAAAAACTCGCTCGACCCTTCTCTGATCTTTGTAATATCGATGGCCGCTCCGACCCTTCTTGGGAAAAAAATTTTGTAGAAATATTTCCGAAATCTGCTCTTGTACAAAAAATGGAAAAAATAAATACCAAAGCAAAGGCCTCACAAGGCCTAGCTTGTTTCAGTGATGAATATCTTGTAGATTTTGCTCCTCTTTCTTTCTATGTCGCTTCCATGATTCTGAAATTTCTCCCCGATCATATTTATATTCACCAACGACGCTCTCCCGCCGATCTAGACGCATGGTGCCAATCTCACTGGGCTGATGGTGTGTGTACTGATAACGATTTTGAAGCCTTCGATACCGGCCAGGACGCCGCCGTTCTCAATATGGAGGTTCACCTCCTCCATCTTCTCAGTTGTCCTGAGTCTATTATCGAAGAATACATTTATCTTAAGCAGAACACCCGCTGTTTCATGGGTTGGCTCGCAATCATGCGCTTCACTGGTGAAGCTTTCACTTTTATTTTTAACACCCTTGCAAATATCGCCTTTACTCATACGAAATTTTCCATTCCCCCTTCTGTACCCCAGCTTTATGCTGGTGACGATTCCTCTATTAATTCCCGTATCACCGAAAAGCCTGGTTTCAAAAAAATTCAAAAATATCTCACCCTTGTCTCCAAACCCATCATCTCCTCGACCCCCGAGTTTTGTAGCTGGAAGATTTCTCGTCACGGTATCCTGAAAAATCCCGTGTTGATATATCTCAAGCTTCAAGTTCGACTCGAAGCCGGTGATTTATCCAACGTTGTCACTAGTTACCACCTCGAACATCTCTTCGCCTATGCCAAACAAGACCATCTGCACGAACTATTCTCAGACCTCGAACTCGCCGCTCACCAAGCAAATACTCGTTTCTTCCTCACCAAAGCTCACTTGCTACCAAAACAACATGTCCCCTCTCTTACCGCCGAAGACGCCTGGGAAACTTTCAACATGCGTCTCTTGCTAGATTCCGATTCTGACCTTGGTACCCCTTTGTCTGAAAACTTGCTCAGCTCTATATCCGACGTCCCGCGTTGGTTGTCCGAAGCAGGGTTAAGTTTTCCAACTATTTCGATCTTTGAACCCAAACTCCTCGAAGACGTACCTGATCCAGAATGGCTGTCCTTAGCACAATCACCCGCTTTCACATCGGAACCCTCCGCAACAACAACAACGACCTTTACAATGTCCGCCTTAGCACTTTGGAAGAGGTTGAAAGTGTCTGCTCCCTCTTCAGAATCGTCCAAGTTGTTGACCCAGTTCTCGTCTGCATCCCGACCCGCTTCGCCCCCAACCTCAATATCGTCCTCCAAGCGTACGCGTGCGGCGAGACGGAAGCGCAAGCCACCACTTCCAACTCCATCCAATGCGAACCTACTAGTCAATGTCATACTCTACCCACTACCTTCCGCTATAGCGTACCTGTCGACAATGAATACAATCTCACGATTAAGCCCGTTGATCCCGCGTACACGCTTCCTAGGTTCAGCGTTTCGCTGAACACTAGCCCCAAAAATGACAATGGCCCCGGTTTCGTGACCGTTCCTGAAAATGCACCTGTTTTTGAAGCTTATCTTGATTATCGCGTTTCTGTTGATGGTGGTCCAGGTTCCGCCCTCAGATCCGCTTTTATCATGGCTCCAGCTGAAGAATAATGTGTAATTTCTCCGCCCTCCCCTCAATTCTCTCTGCCAATAAATATTCCTTTTCTCTCTCTCTTCTTTACGATTTTCTCTTTCTTCTTTTGCCAGTCCTCACTTAACATGGATGGTCGCCTAGTTTCAAACTTTTTTCTATCGGCGTTCGGTCAAGTTGGGATACTCTCTCATCCGAAC